CCGAAGAATACTTCATATACAAAAGGTGTGAATAGGTATTTGGAACCTGGTAATATGACTATTTCTGTCTACATCAAACATTTAGAAGAAATGGATATTGATATAAGATATGGTGATTTTATCGGTTATCCTGAATCTGAAGATAAAGTTAGATACTATACGGTTGTAAACGATGGTAAAATAACATCAGATAATAAACACAATATGTTTGGATTTAGACCTCATTACAGAACAATTACTTGTGCCATTGCTCAAGAATCCGAATTTAGAGGAATTTAATTATGGGATTACCTAAAAGAAAAAATGATATCAAAGTATACGGTGTTAACCAAAACACCGATGGTCCTGCAATAACAGGTAGGAGAAAAGAATTGTTGGAAGAAATTATAAAATCTGACACCTTTCTTCCTGACTCAATATTACATGATGACCTTGACTTGGGTATGTTAGAATTTGTTAAAGAAAACTTTAAAGTGATTTCCGATGGAGAACAAATTCCCACAATTCCAAAAATATTAACAATCCAAAGATGGGCGGAATATACCAATAATTGGTCTTTTAGTGATGACGATGGTAATTTAAAATTACCCTTTATTGCGGTTGTTAGAAAACCTGATGTGCAATTAGGCACAAACCCGTCAATACAAAGAACCATACCCGATAGAAGAGACTTTTTTTACGCATCGGTACCTACTTGGGATGGGAATCAAATGGGTGCTGACATTTATAAAATACCACAACCCATTGCAGTGGATATTAGTTTTGATGTGACAATTGTGTGTACAAAATTTAGAGATATAAATAAATTCAACCAAAGAGTCTTACAAAAATTCTCATCAAGACAAGCATATACCCGAGTTAAAGGTCATTACATTCCTATTGTAATGGATAGAATAGAGGACAACACACCAATGGATACCCTTGATGGTAGAAGGTTTTATATTCAAAATTATGGATTTACCATGTTGGGATTTTTAATTGATGACGAGGAATTTGAAGTTTCGCCGGCAATTAATAGAAGTATCACCATGGTTGAACCTGATTTAAGAACAATTTATCCTATTAAAAGAAAAACCAATAACATCACAATACAAAGTGAATACACTAATGGGTCGATTATTGCAAACTACACCGCAACATCTCAGTATAAAGTCGACAAGACTGTGGAAATTACTTTTACCGATTCTTTGGTTACAACAGGAACTCCGATTACACAATCTGTAAGATTATTCATTGAGAGAAATCAGTTGTCGGGAACAACTGAATATACGATTACTGAAAATTACAATCAGTTGTCGGGTACAACATCATTTAAAGATGTAAATATTGACACGATAGGTAGGTCAAAATACGAATACACTTTTACAACGGGTTCGACTTTTAATTAATCCCCGTAGATATCCTTTTTTTTTGTACCATCATTTTGTTTTGGGGATTTACAATTCTCATCAATCCACTTATGAATTAATTTATAAATCTTCAATCCATTTTTATCACAATACTCTTTTAAAATTTCGTGGTGTTTTTCACCTACCTTAATGTTTTTGAAGGGTTTTTCCATGATAAAGATAAATATTAATACTAAAAGATAAATTAGTATCTATAAGTATCATTTTTAAAAAAATCAAGGAAATCTTTCCCAAAAACAAAGATATTTATTGATAAAGAAATAAAATTAATTAACCAAACAAATTAAAAATGGCAAATTCAAATAGAGTTTTTGTATCTCCGGGTGTGTATACATCTGAAAAAGACTTAACATTCGTAGCACAAAGTGTTGGGGTGAGCACGTTAGGTTTGGTGGGTGAAACCTTAAAAGGTCCCGCTTTTGAACCTGTATTAATAACAAATTTTGACGAATTCAAGTCATATTTTGGGGGAACAAGTCCACTAAAGGACAACAATAACAACCCAAGATATGAGTTACCATATTTCGCAAAATCTTATTTAGAAGAATCCAACCAATTATTCGTCACTAGAATTTTAGGTTTAACGGGTTACAAACCTGTTAAGACATTTGGTGTACAAACATTAGGTGGTGTGACTTTGGGAACATTCAGTGGAACAACAACTGGATTGACAATGTCTGCAACAACCACAACAATTACCGCTAGTACAATTTATAGTGAATTATCTAATAAGATATCGGTTGATGGTAACTATATTACTGAATACATTGTTTCAAATTTCAGTGGTAACACTTCTGCAAACCATGGTCAATGGTTTGTTATGGGTGAAGTACCGACATCGGGAACAAGTGGTCAAACGGCTTCAATTGAAGAAGTTTCACCTTTGACAGGTTTAGATAACGCAAGTAACAACAATAATAAAGAATGGTACAACGTACTTTGTAACACAAGTGGTTCAGAAGTTTATTCTTACTTATTTGTTTACAATAGTGGTACAAGTGTATTTGATGTAACGAAATACACATACAATGGTACATTAAACACCGCGTATGATGGACAAGTGGTATTGGCCTTCAGGTCAAGAGGTTCATATAATGGTCAAACATTGAATTTAGAAACAACCACAGACGTTAATTTCCAAATTACTGGTACAGGTATCACAACAAATCCATTAGCGGAATTTACGGTAGGTGTGACGGGTTCAACAAGTGGTGCTAAATCATTCACTTGTAGTATGGATACCACATCTTCAAAATATGTAACTAAAGTATTTGGAGTTGATGTATACGATAAATTAAAGAGTGAGGTTCCAATTTATGTATACGAAGCATATCCAAATTATCTTGTAAGAGCATTCGAACAAGGATATATTAGAGGTTTGAGTTTAACCGAGGTATACGAAACTGAAGGTAATAACTTCTTAACCGCATGGGATACACCAATGACACCAACTGTTGTTTCTGAAGTAAGAGGTGGTGAAGTTGATGATTTATTTGATGTTATCACCGTATCTGATGGTGAAAGCGCAAACTTTGAGGTAAAAGTTTCAATCATCAACATAGATGTAAACACTGGTGATTTCGATTTAATTGTTCGTGACTTTAACGATACTGACGACAATATTGTGGTTCTTGAAAAATATTCAAGATGTAATATGAATCCTGACCTACCAGGTTATGTGGCTAAAAAAGTTGGTACATCTGATGGTGAATACGAATTACGTTCAAGATACATCATGTTAGCAATGGCTAACGACCACCCTGTGGACGCTTACCCTGGCGGTTTCAAAGGATTTGTAAATAACACTTCCTTTGGAACTAAAACTTTAGGTTCTGTAATGTATAAAACAGAATTCTACGACGCTGGTGATACAACAGGATACGAAGCGGACGGAACACCTATTTTATCTTCAGGAGATAAAGTGAGAAAAGTTTACTTTGGTTTATCAAGTCCAACAAATAAATCAACTTACGATAGAGATTTATTTAAATTCAAAGGAACAGGAGCAGCGGGAACAACTAAAGGTTTCCACTTATCAACAAACGCATCTACTATTACAGGTACTACCTTCTTAACTACATCATATGATTTAGAAGGTCAAACAGGTGGAGCAACTAACGTTATGACAAATATCAATTACCGTAAATTCACATTCGCCGCAGGTGGTGGATTTGATGGATGGGATATCTACAGAAACGTAAGAACTTATGGTGATGGTTATATCTTTGGTAAACCTACCTATACGAGTGGTAATACCACAAATAGTGGTGTGTTTAGTACAGTATCAGGAAACTCTGACTACTACGCATATACTCAAGGTATAGACACCTTCGCAAACCCTGAAGCTGTTGACATTAATATATTCGCAACACCGGGTATTAACTTCTACGACCATAGTTCTTTAACATCATACGCAATCGATATGATTGAAGAAGATAGAGCGGATTCACTTTATGTGATATCACCACCAAACTATGGTACATCTGATGAAATTATCGACGCGTTAGATGGGGTTGCAATTGATAGTAACTATTCAGCAACCTACTGGCCTTGGATTCAAGTTAGAGACGTAGACAACGCAGTACAACTATATCTTCCACCAACAGGTGAAGTATTAAGAAATATCGCGTTAACTGATAACGTATCCTTCCCTTGGTTCGCAGTAGCGGGTTATTCAAGAGGTTTGGTTAACTCAATCAAAGCTTACAAGAAATTGACTTTGGATGAAAGAGATGACCTATACAAAGCTAGAATCAACCCTATCGCAACATTCGCAGATACAGGAACAATAATTTGGGGTAACAAAACTCTTCAAGTTCGTGAATCAGCATTGGATAGAATTAACGTAAGAAGATTGTTATTAAGAGCAAGAAAGTTAATTTCAGCGGTAGCAGTTAGATTACTATTTGAACAAAACGATGAACAAGTTCGTAATGAGTTCTTGAGATTGGTAAACCCAATATTAGACGCAATCAAGAGAGAAAGAGGTCTATATGAATTCCGTGTAACGGTTTCAAATGACCCTGAGGACATTGATGCTAATACTTTGAGAGGTAAAATTTATATTAAACCAACAAGAGCTCTTGAATTCATTGATGTTGAATTCATAATCACACCAACAGGAGCATCATTTGACAATATCTAATAAAAAGGGGAGGGGAAACCCTCCCTATTTTATGTTTCACGTGAAACGTTGATATTAGTTGTTCCACACAGAAATACTAAATATAAAAAAAATAAAATTATAAATTACCCAGTATATGCACCAGTATTCTAGTTCTAGTTTATTTGCTTCTAGTTATTCTAGTTTCTTTTATCTAGTTCTTTATTTACTAGCATCTAGTACTAGTATGGAAAAAATACGAAATAATTTTGACATAATCAAGGGATGAACAAGATTTTTTTTGTTTTTTCAGATACAGGATATTTATAAGAAAGATTAACAATAAAAAAAATAAAAAACAAATATTGACATGGCAGATTTATTAATGAAAATGCCGGTTCCTTACGAACCGAAGAGAGTTAACCGATTCATACTAAGATTTCCTTCATCATTAGGTATCAATGAATGGTATGTAACCTCAAGTGCTAGACCAAGTGCAAAAATTAATTCAGTTGCGATTCCGTTCATCAACACATCAACATATGTTGCAGGTAGATTTGAATGGAACGAAATAAGAGTAACTTTCAAAGACCCAATTGGACCTTCAGCCGCGCAGGCGTTAATGGAATGGTTCCGTTTACACGCAGAATCAGTTACAGGTCGTATGGGTTACGCGGCTGGCTATAAAAAAGATATTGAATTGGAAATGTTAGACCCAACGGGGGTTGTGGTTGAAAAATGGATACTTCAAGGTACCTTTATTACCGACTTAAACTTCAATGAACTAGATTATTCAAGAGATGATATTGCATCTATTACTTGTTCATTAAGAATGGATAGATGTATATTAGTTTACTAATCAAATAATAAAAAATCTGTCAATAAAAGGTCTCTCAAAAGGAGACCTTTACTTTTTTTATAAGTTTTTGTAAATTATACTAGTTATAA